ACATTATTATTGGTGTCTTGAAAATGGTAGAGATATATCTTGGTATTATAAATTAAAGAAAGGTAAAAAATGACAGCTGCTTACGGAATCGGGATGTTTGGCTATAATATGATCTGTCTATTGATAGGTTTATTGATAGTGTACTATGTGATAAATAAGATAAAATGATGAGTGATAAAGATATTGAAGAGTACCATAACCTTGGTCGAAAGATAAAGTTTACTAATAAATACAACTATATTCAAGGTAAACAAATCAATGAACATGGATCACGGACATATGATATAGGTGGCTATAGACTTCCGTCTGTAACTACGATATTAGGGCGTACTAAAGATCAACAATTTTTAAAAGACTGGAAGGCCAAAGTTGGAGAAAAACGAGCTGAAGAAATCAAGAATCATAGTAGTAGGAGGGGAACTGCCATGCATAAGTTCCTCGAGTCTTATGTGGAAGGCGTTGGCTACGATGATCTTACAGCAATCGGACAGGAGGCGAAGCCCATGGCCGAAAAAGTTATTGAAGTGGGTCTTGCGCCAGTTGAAGAGTGGTATGGGTCGGAAGTTATGCTACACTACCCTGGGTTGTATGCTGGGTCTACTGATCTCGTTTGTCTACATAACGGTGTTGAAACTATTATAGACTTTAAACAAGCGAACCGTCCTAAAAATAAAGATTGGATTGATGACTATTTCTTACAAATTGCTGCATACGCCATGGCTCATGATTATGTTTATGGATCCATGATTCGTAAAGGTATTATAATGGTATGTACTCCAGACCTATATTATCAGGAATTTTCGTTCACGGATCATGAACTACGGCAATGGAAACATAGGTTTTTGAAAAGATTGGACATGTATCATGACCTAATTTATGATGAAAAAGAACAAGCAAACGTTAATATTACAAAGGAGGATTTTAATGAATGATAACTTGTTTAGAACGCTTCTAAAGAGATATGAAGCTGAAATAGAAGATGCACACTATAAAATAGATTGCATCAATGATCACAATTTAGTTATACCAGAACACGTCGACATTACAGGAGAGGTAGACAAACTGTTGGGTCAAATAGGTAAAGCAGAGGAGAAGTTGTCTGTAATGAGGAAATATTATGGCAAAAAAGAGGCAAAGACAGCGCTATAAGAGATATCACAGATAAATTAGGTGTGTTTAAAAAAAACATGAAAAATTTTTGTCTTTTTGTCAGAATGATCTAAAAGTGTTGGTATTACTAGCTAAAGTGGTGACAAAAACTATGACAGAAATTGTTTTAGTGACATAAATTTATGTCATATTTAGACATCAGTGGTGCCTTCGCGCGCGCGTAAAGCTGGTTTTTGATAGGTGATTTATCTGGTATATCTCTTATAGGGGTGATAAAAGAGGCCATGCCTAGGAAAAGACGAAAAAGAATCGCAACTGATGTATCTCCCGATATACCTTATCCGAGAGTTCGAGTGGAGTGGATTGACTGTGTCAGTGACTCGGGCTGGGCTACTGATAAAGAGTTTGATAAAATGAAACTAGCAAGACCTGTTAATGAGGGCTGGTTGTATTCTAAAGATAATAAATCAATAAAGCTATTTGCATCTTATGATAAAGATGATGACGGTATTACTTTTGGGGATCGGACGATGATTCCTCGTCAGTGGGTGAAGAAGATTCAGAAGCTATAACTTCACCTTCTATTTGTTTTGCTTGTATAAGAGGTGCGTAATCTTCTAGTATTTGTTTCATTTTATTTTCTAATTCTTGTTCTGTCATGTCTTCGAGCTTACCAGTTTTAATAATTTTACGATCAATATATAGACCTGCTGCTTTACCTCTGTTTGTTTCTGCGTTTACAGCTGATGAGAAGGATCCTTTTTTAAGTGCTAGTTCTTTGATACGATCTAGCTCTGCTATATGTCCTTCAAATGTTACCATATATTTCTGTAATTTCTCCTCTCTAAGCTTTCCGATATAGTCCACAACTAGAGGGTGTATCTTGGGATTTGTTAGCTCGTATCCTTCCTGTCTACATCTATTGGGACTAAAGCCTGCTAATTTGGCTGCTTCTGTCTTTGTTAGTGCCTTGCCATTGTCACCGAATACTAATAACTCAGCGAATTTGCGTTGCATTTCTGTTAGTCTTTTTGGTACACCCATATTTGACAATTTAAATTAAGTATCCTATATTGTCAAGGTATGAAAGATGACGTTATAGACGGCTATAAAGAAGTTATAAAAATGTTAAGAGCTGAAATACAAGATTTAAAAAAATACCAATCTGAATGTATAAGATTGGAAAATCTCTTGCATGGTTATAAAAAAGTGATAGAGGAATTAAGTAGTCAGGTTGTGAAAAAATAATGTACGTTAAACACCTGCAAGAGTATTTAGAAAAGTTTACTGAAGGACAGCAAGGTCGTAGAGGTAATGCAGTCAGTGATGCTAAGATTTATATCATGACTAGCAAGGGATACCTAGAGGAGATCAAACGGATTGAAGTTCACGCTAGTAATAATCCAATGGATACCTCTTTGCGTGTTGTGTTGAAACCAAATCGAGAAGAAAAATTAATTTTACCTCCTGGTTATATTAGAGATTATTAACCAAAGGATTTACCCAATGCAATGGGGGCAGAAGCTAGATTATATAAAAAACTTAAAAATGTTTCCAAAGATATCGTTTGGACTAGAATTGAAAACCAAAGCTTATTTGGGACTCCTGATTTACTGGGCTATAATGTTAATAGCACCTTTTTCACAGTAGAGCTTAAAGTAGCTAACGGCAACAAAGCTCGCTTGTCCCCTCATCAAGTATCGTTTCATGTCATGCACCCTAAGAATTCTTTTGTGCTTGTGCAGTGGAAGGATAAACATTTGTTATTTGAAGGCAAGCAATCGCTTGCGCTTGTAGATTCATCGTTGTCATCGCTTGAGCCTGTGGTTGATTCGCTTGAAGATTGTGTGAAGTATCTGTCTAGCTTGTAGGTTTATTCATTTAATTTATAGTGTGCTACACAATTATTAAACTCCATTTTTTTTGGATTTTCCCTTTCATAAATAGCAAAATATTTATCTTCACCATCACTAAATAAATTAATATCAATTAATTTATTATTTTCATCGGTGATAGTAGTCCAAAGATCATTTGGATATTCGTATTTGTCATCTCGTTGTGTCATTCTTGTACCTCCTCTATTTCATCTACATCTAGTGCATCACCATTTTCAAAACGTTCATCGTCCCAATCATTTATAGATGTGGCTAACGCTTTTTTTTCCGCTTGTTGCTCGTTTTCTGCATCAACTTCTATTTCGTATGTTGCATAAATAGTTTGACTAGCCGTTATTTTATATTTTTTCATCACCTACCTCTTCTGTTGTTTTTCAAAAATAATCTCTGTAAATACATCATCTGCATTTTCTAATAAAACTAAATTTAATTCGTGTAAAATATCACCTTCTGCCCAATTCGGACTTGCAAGTTTAAAAGATACTTCACCACTTGTAGTTTTTTCTATTTTTTGTAGTTTAGTAATTAAATCTTTTACTTTCATTTTTTATACCATCCTTTGTCTTCAATAAGATCACAAATCGTTTTAAATTCTGCTTTACCATCATGTTGATCTGCGTCCCAACCTTTTGCATTTATTTTACAAATTTCTAAAACTTTTTTAAGTTTATCTTTGTATGGGTTAACAACTTCAAATGCTCGGTCATACCCTCGCTCTTCTGCAAGGTCTTCATCTTCTCGTATGTCCAAGCCTGCGCTCTCACACTCTTGCATTATACACTCTTCAACTTCATGTTGAGGTGTCATATCGTTTAAACAAAAATAATGTTTTGGTAGTTTCATATTATCCTTTCTGCTCGCTTGAGCTTGTCGCTTGAGCCTGTCGCTTGAGCCTGTCGCTTGTTAGTTTTAAAACGGCTTTTAAGTTTTTGCTAGGTCGTGTGTTTCTGCCCAAAACTTCAAGCCGTTCTATTCGCACAAAATTAAACATCTTGCACAAATCCATTAAAATCTTTTTTTGCCTTACCTTTAGCAATTAAACCCACTACAACTTTTTTTGGGTCTAAGTGTCTAAGGTCATGTTTATCACCATTAATAACTTTACGGCCTAACCATTTCTTAGGTAGTTTTTTTCTAAATACTGTTGCAATATTATATTTTGTTTTTAATACTTGCTTAACGTCCTCTAAATTATTTTCAGCTTGTGAATAGGTTAAACTATAATTTTTTGGTAGTTTTTGAAGTAATCTATTTTTGATTTTTGTATAGTCTATAAATTGGACGTTTGGGTTATTTTCCATTAAATTTTTGCCGTTTTCTAGCTTGTACCTCTCAAATGGAAGATCACTTGTCCCGTTTAATCTCACAGTATATTTCAATTTTTTTCTTTTTGCCCTCTCGCTTGAGAGTTTTATTTCACGGTCTAGATGTTTTAAAAATTTTTGCCTATCAGCTAAAAAATAATATTTTTTGTTTAATCTTGATTTTTGAACGCTTGTCATTTGGCCACGTCCAGATGTATTTAAACACATTTTAACACAAATTGGGCTTGAGCTTGGACATATATTAACACCCCCTATATTTGAGGGCGCAAGGTGTAATATTTCGCTTAAATATCTATACTTACTTGATTTTGCCATTTTATAGGTTGAACTACCTAATAATTTTTTTTGCTCTTTATATTTATATTTCATACTTTCATTTTTATTAGCCCCTCAAAGTATCGTTATACGGCCATTGAGGGGCATTATTGTAAGGACAATAATTTTTATATATAGGGGCTTGACTTATATTTGTCAATAGGATAATCAAGGATATTATTAAATAAACATGAAAGGATAATAAAGTTATGAGTAAAACACAATATCCGACTAAGTATCAAATTACAAAGTTGGAACAAAGGGTTGATGAAGAGATTGACCCTATTATAGCAATGGCCGAATTAGAATTAAAATCGGTCTTAACTGAACAAACTGAGATTGCCATGTCTTATTTAGCAAAAAAAATAAAAGCTGATAAGGTCATAAACAATTTACAGAAAGCCGTTGAACAATTAGAAATTGCTCAGCGTCAGGCGGTCACTTTTTTCGGTAAAATAAAAGACAATAATTTAAAACAAAAATTAAATTATAAGTTTAAAGATAAAAATGACCGAGAAAATTATTATAGAGGTGATAGTTATGGGCGTGGAATAACACCAGAAGATTGTCGAGATCAGCTTAGAGAGTTTGCCGAATTTATTGCTCAACAGAAGGTTGAGAATATGAAGGAAGGCAAAAAATTAAAAGAGCTTAAACTATACAAAAAAGCGTCTAAGCATAAAATATGGGAATGTGGAGTTCCTGAGCAATTACAATCTCAATTAGAGCAAATTTTATCTGGAATAAATATTATTTGGGATAAGTCGAAACAACTTAGACTAGAAAATAAAAGATATAATTAACACTTGACAATATATGGGACAATAGTTTATTGTCCCATATATAAAGATATAAATTAATAATAAAGGATAATATAAATTATGACCAATACAGATATGTTTTTTGATATTGCTAAAAATATTAACAACGCTAGTCAATCATCTAGTAGGTATGGAAAATTAATCGCATTGCGAGATCTATTGAGTGAGATTGAAACACTTAAAGATATTGACACGGCCACAAAATTAAAAATTAAGATCTTGATTGAGGGTAAAATTAATGGCATTAAAAAAGATATAAAAAACAATCAACAGTTTGAAGACCCATTTTTAGATAGTATGTAATTATGACAAAAAAACAAAAAAAATTAAGGCGTGAACATTTTAAGTTAATAAGAAAATTAGAGGCTTTATTATATCACCCTAATTTTATAAGAAAAAATATAAAAGACGCTATAAAAGACGCTGAAAAAGAACATTTAAAACAATTTAATAGATTATGACCGAATTAAAACAAGATCATTTTGAAGTAATAGACAGCAATAAGCATAAAGCATATGAAGAGCAAAAACAAATGCGAAATGAGATCGCATTTTTTGCTCTTAATTGTCCAAAATTTAAACTATTTAAACTATATGATGAATTCAAGCGAATTAAAAAAGACAACACCGAATAAAAGACTTTTAACTAAAAAAGACTTTATTGAAAAAATAATAGAACCACATAATAAAAAAGATTTAAGCAAGATGAAAATATCAGAGTTAAGAGAATTATATAAAATGACACATATAATTGACGGCAATTTAAGGGACATGCGAGGTTATTGTTTTAGTTGTTTAACACCTTTAAAAGCTGATTATACTAGATTTGAAAATTATTGTTTAGATTGTTAAATAACCTTAAAAAATTTCATCATCATTTAATCAATAAGTATTGATTAATATATATTTTCTTAATATTTCCGTTATCTCACCTGCCGTTGCTTATGGGTTATTTACTTGCAAAAGGCCGTGAGCCGTGTTTCATGATAAACTTATCGAGATGCGCTTGTCCATGACCCATGAATCATGGTCGCTTGTCCGTTATTAAGTGAAATTTCTAGCTTGTGCCTTGAAAAATAAAATAAAAAATAAAAATTTCTTAAATTATTAGAGGGTCTTATATCTCGGATATTTCACCTCGCTAACCACTCTAGAATGGCGTATAAGACCCTCTAATAATTGAGCCGTGTACCATGATACACGGCTCATGAAATTATTTTAGATTACTTGATATTCGTCAATTAATCTTTTGTCATATTCTCTAAAATCTGGGGCTATAATTCCATAACCGCCCATATCTCGATGAATATTAAAATTGTTATTTCTAATATATTCATCGGATATTTTTAAAGAATATCCACGTGGATCATTATTAACAAAAATTGGAACTTTTGGATTTGCCAAAATATCCTCAACCTTATTTAATAGATGATCGATTTTTTTATCATATCCATTTTGATCAATAACCCCGTTGCAGAAATCTTCAGCTAATCTATGAGCTTTATTCTCAAGCCTAAAAAGTTTTTTGCATAATTTGACAGGATCAAGATTAGGATCAAGATTAAACATGGCTTTTAAATTTTGACCATGTCTAGTGATCCTTGAATATAACTCTTCTTTTTTATTCATATTTTACCATCCTTTATAATCCTTGACTTATAAAATAAAAAAATTTATTA